GAAGAGATCCGCGGAGCGGTCGCGCGCGGCTGGTGCGCTGACAAGAACCGCAACAAGGAAATGGACAGCGACCTCGCTGAGGCGATCGCGCAGGAGATCTTGCGCATGCTGCGCGCCGGGGTGCCGACGCTCGCCAAGGCGATCGCCGATGAGATCCGGCGCGAGAGGGAGGCTGAGCGATGATCGACATCACGCTGCCGCACAACGGCTGGCGACCGCGTCCGCATCAGGTGCGGCTGTGGGAACACCTACAGGCCGGCGGCAAGCGCGCGATCGCGATCTGGCATCGTCGTGCCGGCAAGGATGAGATCTGTCTGCACCACGCCGCTTGTGCAGCGATGAAACGCCCAGGCAACTACTGGCACTGCCTGCCCGAGTACAATCAGGGTCGCAAGGCGATCTGGACTGCGATCAACGCACACACCGGCAAGAGGCGCATCGATGAAGCGTTCCCTCACGAGCTACGCTCCAACACCAGCGACAACGAAATGTTTATCCGTTTCAAGAACGGCAGCACATGGCAGGTCGTTGGCAGTGACACCTACAACAGCACCGTCGGCGCCGGTGTCGCCGGCGTCGTCTATTCCGAGTACGCCCTCGCGAACCCGTCAGCCTGGGCCTACCACCGCCCGATGGTCGAAGAGAACAACGGCTGGGCGGCGTTCATCTCTACTCCCCGAGGACGCAATCATGCGCTTGCCCTGTTCGAGCATGCTCGGCAATCGCCCGACTGGTTCGCCGAACTCCTCACCGTCAAGGATACTGGTGCCCTATCAGACGCGGCTCTTGCCGAAACGCTGAAGGAGATGACCGCGATCTACGGCGAAGACGTCGGTCGCGCGCAGTATCGCCAGGAGTACTTTTGTGACTGGCAGGCGAGCATCCTGGGCGCGTTCTATGCTCACGAGATGCAGCAGGTGCGCGACGAGCAGCGCATCCAGGTGGTCGAGCCGCTGCCCGGCGAGCCGGTGCATCGCGCCTGGGATCTTGGTGTCACTGACGACACTTCGATCTGGTGGTACAGTGTCCGCGGTGGCCAGCTCTACATCTACGACTGCTACTCGTCGTCCGGTGTCGGCGTCGAGCACTATCGCGATCAGATCGACAAGCGGCAGCAGGAGTATGGGTGGGCGCATGGCATCGATTACGTCCCGACCGACGCCAAGGTCAAAGAGTGGGGCTCCGGCCGCACTCGCGTCGAGACTATGCAGAGCATGGGCCTCAATCCGCTCCTGGTGCCGTGGGCTACCAAGGATGACGGCATCAACGCGGCCCGACGCACGCTCCCGCTCTGCGTCTTTCATCCGCGCTGCGAAGCGAGCGGGATCGCAGCCCTCGAACAGTACCGGCGTGAGTGGGACGACGAAAAGAAAGCGTTCCGCGCCAGTGAGGTTCACGACTGGACATCGCATCCAGCTGATGCGTTTCGATACTTGTCGCTGAGCTGGCGCCCGCAACCGCCACGTCGACCGGCAGAGCCGGCGCGCCGCGGAATGGTGATACCGCCGCCGCCGGAGATGCGGCGTGGAGGGATCAGGCTATGAGCGCGGTCGAGATCGGCATCATCGTCATCATCGCGATACAAGGTGTGCAAATCTCCTATCTGTCATCGATCTGGAACCGGATGCTCGACTACGATCGCTCGCGGGGGCGCTATGATTAGGTGCGCCGCGATCAGCGCACTGATCGGGTCGCTGGTTGCAGGTTGCGTGGTGATGCCTGATGCGAAGGATGAGTGCCTTGGTGGTAAGATCGTCCAGGAGAAGCGAACAACTGATGTGGTGCTGGGGCGCACGCGGAATACGGTGATGCGAACCAACACATGCCTGGAGTAGGGGCGCTATGATCAGGGGCAACCAGCCAATGACGCCGACCGAGCTGGAGCTGTGGCGCCGGCTGCTCAACATGGATCAGTATCTGGACGAGCTGGCGGCTCGGCGTCAGCGTCAGGCCGCCGATCGGCGCCGCCGCATCGAGGTGGCGATGCGAGACACCAACCAGCGGGCGCGGGTCGAGCAACTGGCCGAGCAGAACGCCCGGTGGGTCGAGGACCTGAAGCAGAACCACCAGGAGCTGTTCTACTACAACGAGGCGCTGTCGCGGGCCGCAGCAGCAGCCGCAGAGCGGCGCAGGAACAAGACGCCGGAGGCAGAGCACCGCGAGCGCCGCAGTCGCATCGCGTGGGACAACGTGATCGACAACTCGATGGTCGTGGTTAGTCAGGTCGCCTGGGAGCGCGGCGAGACGGTGCTGGCGATGCGTGAAGCCGGCTTCACGCTGCGGGCGATCGGCCAGCGGTTCGATCTCAGTGGCGCGCGCATCAAGCAGATCGCCGACAAGGCGTTGCTGCAGCGCCTGCGCGATCGTCGGGCCCCGGTCGTGGTCAGTGTGGACAGAGCTGCGGCCGCGGTCGCAGCTGAGCTGAAGGACCGGCGGCGCATCGTGCGGTTCATGCAGTCGCTCAGCGCGCTCCGCCTGTCGCCCAAGCGCGACTGGCTCAACGTCGGGAGCCCATGATGCGCAAGCGCACCTCAAAGCGACGCTGGCTGCGGCGCTGTGAGCGCGGCGACATGATCCCGGCGCAGGCGATCATCGAGTATCGCCTCGACTATCTGTTCCGGTTCATGCCGGTCGAAGACGTCAACAGCGACCACTATCACGCGATCGAGGACAGGCGCCGATGAGCTTCAGACAGGCAGACCGCAAGACCTCGCTGACGTTCCAGGAGCAGGTCACCGCGGCGTTCATGCACTACGTCCGCGGCATCTCGCAGCAGGACATCGCCATGATGATGGGTGGCGTTAACATGGCGCGCGTGAATGACGCCTGTCAGGCGATCCGGCGTGCGTGCGAGCCCGGTACAATGGCCGACATCGACAAGATGATCCGCGATGCCAGGGAGATCTCTGATGGCGATCGATAAACCCGGCAAGCCGGTCGAGGAAGATCTGCGGCACGAGGACGAGGACTACAATCCCGCTATCGAACCGCGCAAGTCGAAGGCGTGGCTCAACCTTCTGGAGGAGAGCGAGGGCGCGTTCGAGGGCTGGAACGGGCACTGTGACAACATCGATCGGCAGTACGCCAGTCTGGCGCGGCTCTCCGGCAAGCGCATCGACAAAGAGTTTCAGATGTTCTGGTCGAACTGTGAGGTGATCAAGCCGAGCATCTACGCCAAGGCGCCGGTGCCGGTGGTGGTGCCCAAGTTCAAGGACCGCCGGCCGGTCTATCAGGCAGCCAGCGAGGTGATGGAGCGCTGCGCCGTCGTCGCGTTCGACTTGGCCAAGATTGACGACCTGATGAAGCTGATCCGCGACGACCTCGCGTTGATCGGCCGCGGCGTGCCGTGGGTGCGCTACGCGAGCAAGAACGGCCGCGGTCAGTACGATCACGAGAAAGTCTGCTTCGACTTCAAGGACCGGCGCGACTTCCTGCACAGCATCTCACGCAACTGGGCCGAGGTGACCTGGGTCGCGGCCGCGAGCTATCTGACACGCGCCGAGGCGCGCAAGCGGTTCTTCAAGCACAGTGGCAAGGCGTACCAGGACGCCGAGTATCGGGTGAACCGCGACGCCAACGAGGTCGGCGGCGCCGACAACCGCGAGCGCGCCAAGTTCTGGGAGATCTGGCACAAGACCGAGAAGCGCGTGCTGTGGGTATCGCCGGGCGTCGACAAGATCCTCGACGAAGACGACCCGCACCTCGACCTGCAGGGCTTCTTCCCGTGCCCGCGACCGGCCTACGGCACGCTGCAGCGTGGCTCGCTGGTGCCAGTGCCCGACGTCATGCAGTACAAGGACCAGCTGGAAGAGGTCGACCTGCTGACGCGCCGGATCCACGCACTGAGCGAGGCGCTGGAGGTCAAGGGCTTCTACCCGTCGGGCGGCGCTGAGCTGGCGGATGCGATCCAGACCGCGGTGGCGACCAAGACGCCCGGCCGCATGCTGATCCCGATCGCCAACTGGGCGGCGTTCGGCGGCACCAAAGAGGTGATCATCTGGCTGCCGATCGAGGCGATCGCGCAGACCATCACCGCGCTGGTGACGCTGCGCAAGCAGGTGATCGACGACATCTACCAGATCATGGGACTGAGCGACATCATGCGCGGCGCGACCGACGCGCGCGAGACGCTTGGCGCCCAGCAGCTCAAGAGCCAGTTCGGTTCGACCAGGATCCGCGACAAGCAGGCCGAGATGGTCAGGGTCGCGCGTGACCTCGTCGAGATCGCCTGCGAGATCATCACCGAGAAGTTCGGGCCGGTCACAATCATCGAGATGAGCCAGACGCAGCTGCCGACGCAGGCGATGCAGAAGCAGCAGGTCCAGCAGATCCAGCAGCAGATGAACAATCAGATGCTCGCGCAGCAGAAGCTGCGGGAGCTGCCGCAGGCGCAGCAGATCGCGCAGCAGAAGCCCGAGCAGGCGATGCAGCTCATGCAGCAGGGCGAGCAGCTGCTGCAGCACGGCCAGGACGCCATCAAGAAGGTCATGGCGCGGCCGACGATCGAGCAGGTGCTGCACTTCTTCAAGAACCAGCGCGCCAAGTCATTCGTGCTCGACATCGCGACTGACTCAACGATCATGGTCGACGAGAACGCCGAGAAGCAGCGCCGCGGTGAGTTCGTCGGCGCGCTCGGTTCGCTGCTGCCACAGCTCGCGCAGATGATCGCGGCCGAGCCCAAGACCGCGGAGTTCTGCGGCGAGCTGCTCAAGTTCGCAGTGGCGCCGTTCCGTGCCGGCCGCTCGCTCGATGGCGCGATCGACGACCTGATCGAGCAAATGAAGATGAAAGGCGAGGCGCCGCCGAAAGACGATCCGACGACCGCGACGGCCAAGGTTGCCAAGGAGATCGAGCAGATGAAGATCGATCGTCAGAAGGAGCGCGACAAGGCCGACACCGCGCTCAAGGCGGCCGAGATCAAGCAGCGCGACGACGAGGGCAAGGCCAAGATCCAGAGCCAGGAGCGTATCGAGATGGCGCGCCTGTTCGCCAAGAAACAGGACGAGGAGGCCAAGGGCCAGCAGCTCAATCAGAAGGCCATGCACGATCGTGAGGCGCACCAGGGCGACATGATCAAGAAGGACGCCGAGGTGCAGGCGGTGCGCGCCAAGGCCGAGGCCGCCGAGCGCATGGCGGCGGCGAAGGCCAACGAGCAGGCGGCGAAAGCCGCTGACGCGCGCGCCATGGCGCAGATCAAGCTGACGCAGAAGCCCACGCAGGGGTACTTCTCATGAGCGACTGGTGGGGCGGCATGGGCAGCGTAGCGCGACAGGACGACTATGTGATGCCGGAGGGCGGCATCCCTAAAATCGTTGTCCGGCCACCGTGGGTCGACCTGCCCGACTTTGGCGGCGGCAACGACCTCTCGCGCGAGGACGCCGAGCTGATCGCCTACCTGAACGCGACCGCGCCGACGCCCAAGCGGTCGGAGCCTGAGCCGATCCGGCCGAGCGTGTACGACACCAAGTCGTACATCAGCGATGCCAGTGAGGCCGCGGCGCAGCGGCTGTCACGGCCCTACCAGCGCGCCAACCGTGAGAGCCAGAGCAACCTGCCAGCGGTGGTCGATTTCCTGAAGCCAGAGACGCCGCTCGACTACGCAATGATGGTCGGGACCGGTGGTGCAGGATTGGTGGGCAGGGCGGTATCGCAGCTGCCGCGCGCATTCCGCATTGGCGCAGTCGCGGCCGGCGCGGCGACGACCGCCGACGAGGCGCAGGCGGGCGTCAGCAGAGCAGCCAGGAAGGCGCCGGGCGCCCTGCAGCGCGCGATTGAGGGCGCGACGACACCGGGCGAGCGCAATGTCGGCTTCGCGCCGGGCTCGACGTTCGCCTCACCGGAGACGATCAACGCTGCTGCGGCGGAGAGCGCCAAGGGCATCACGCAGCCGGAGCTGCGCGTGCTCTACGAGAGCCTGGGCCTCACCGGCCGCGAGCCGTCGTCGCTGGTGCGAACCTCGATCGACGCCGAGCATCCGGCGAGCACCATCAAAGCGGCGACCGAGCTGAAGCTTGCCGATCGCGCGTTGCTCGACACGCTGACCGCCGAGCAGCGCAAGACCTATCAGGTCAAGAACAAGCTGCCGACCGGCATGATCCTGCCGTCACAGGAGGTCGCAGCGCCTGGGCTGGCAGCGTTCAAGCCGATCAAGAAAGAGATCACCCGCGCCGAGCAGGCGTTCGACGAAGCGACCGAGGCTGGGCGCGCGCCAGGATCGCTGTTCGATGTGTCACCGCAAACGCTGAAGCAGACGCCTGACGTGCCGCAGTTCTATCTGCCGCGCGTGCCGCCCAAGCAGACCGAGCGGCTCGAGCCGGTGATGCGCGGCGGCATCCAGCGGCTGGAGCGCGCCGCGAGCGCGGCGCCGGAGTCGAATTGGGGCTGGTACAATTTGATGCAGGCGCGCGACCTGATGATCTCGATCCATGGGCCGCGGAAGGGACCGCAGGTGTTCGAGGCGTGGCTCGACAGTCTCGCCGGCACGTCAATGCTCAATCCGATCGACAACAACATCCGCTCGTCGACTTGGTACCTGCAGCAGGTCTTGCAGGGCAAGCCGCTGCCGAAGGTGATCGGTATCCCCGACCCGCAGACCGGCAAGACAGTGCAGACCATGGCGGGCGGCCCACCGGCCGGCTACGGCGCCAAGAGCCAGATCCAGCACGCCGATCGCGTGCAGGAATACATGACCCACAGCTACGATCCGGTCGCCAACCCCAAGCCGATTTCGTACCGCACCAACCTGTCGGGCAACTGGCTGCCGCGCACGGTCGACACCCACGATATTCGCAACATGGTCGGCATGCCGTACGCCAAGACCGCGTTTGGCGAGAACTCCAGCCTGCTGCCGGGCGAATACTCGTTTCTCGAAAGTGTTGGGCACCGAGCTGCTGATCGCGCTAAGACTTCACAGGCGCCGCAACAAGCCGCGACCTGGGTCGGCGGTGGCGAATACACCGGGCTGAAGTCTTATCCGGCGCCGTTGCTGGAGGCGCTGAACCGTCGCGCGCAGGTCACCGCGCAGGTATATGGCATCACCCCGGAGCAGGCATTGCGTGATGCCTTTACCGGTCGACGTGCGTTGTTGGGCATTGGCGGAGCTGCCGCTGTCGCGCCCGGCGTAATGGGTGAACTTGCTGCGAGCGATCGATACTGAACCCCCTGGAGGAGAGCCCCAATGGCCCAGAACGCATTCACCGTGACCCCGCCGAACCCGACGCCGCCTACGAACATGGTGTGTGTAGGCGCGACGCCGCCGAACCCGCCCAACTATACCAAGAACACCTACAACGACCCCAAGAACTGGGGCAGCAATCCGACCTCGCCGCCGCCGTACTACGATGACGGCGCTGCGGGCCCGCTGACCTTGTTCGCGGCCAACAAGGCAGCGCTGGCATCAGGTGCAGGCGCGACCGCGGGCGGCACCGAGGGCACTTATCCCGGCGCCGGCGGTGTGACACCGCCGAACCCGCACCTGGGCGGCGCGGTGCCGGCCTCGACCAGCGTGCCGCACGAGGCCGCTGGCACCGAGGTGGTGGTGACTGCGCCAGGATCCCGGCCGGAGGCGCCGACGGTGGCTGTCTCTGTGCTCGGCGCCTACACCAACAACCCGAACCGCGACCACGCATCGAGCCTGTCGCCGGCGACCAACGCGGCGCTGACCTCGATCACGCCCGGGTCGAGCGCATCCGGCGCCGGCACCACGACGCTGAGCGTCACCGGCACCAACTTCACCAAGCAATCCGTCATTCACGTCAACGGTGAGCCGCAGAAGACCACGTTCAACTCGGCGACCTCGCTGACCGCGCCGACCGTCACCAAGAAGACCACGGCCGGCCCGTGGCCTGTCACCGTCATCACCGGCGGTGTCGTGACCACCGCGCCACAAACCTGGACCTTCACCTAATCGTTCGAACCCGAGGACAACGACCATGGCCACGAGGCACGACAGGCAAGACAATCCACCGCAACCGCCGCCGGCGCGCGGCATCGAGCGCGGCTCGCGCGGTGGCGACATCGCGCAGCGTAACCAGCGCAGCACGCACGACATGCGTGACGAAGCCAGCGACGACGAGCGTCGTGACCTGCTGGTCAACCGGCCGCACGACTTCATCGAGCGGACCCGGCCGGAGGATCGGCTGCCGCTGGAAACAGCGCGCGGCCAGATCACCCGCGACAACATCAACCCGAACATCCCGAGCGCACCGCCATCGACCGGGCCGATCGTCGACCCCAACACGCTCGGCATGGAGCAGGGCGGCGTCGAAGGCGACCCGGTGCCGACCGAGAACGTGCTCGACGCACCGCACGGCACTGGCTCGGTTGCCAGCATCAACGAGCCGGAGGGCTCGACGATCGGCTCGCTCAATCCTGGCGGCCCTGGTGGCCCGCCGGCCGAGGGTGGCAGCGAGGCGGAGCCGCCGGATCTGCTCGACATCGACCCCGATGCCGCCACGATTGGCGACCCGGATGTGACGCTGACCTGCACCGGCGAGAACTTCACGCCGGAGAGCGTGATCGTGTTCAACGGCGGCGATGAGCCGACCACGTTCGTGAACGACACCACCCTGACTACGATCGTCAAGCCGTCGACCGCCGGAGTGGCCGGGACGTTCCCGGTGCTGGTGCGCAGCGCCGCCGGCGAGAGCGAGCCGCTCGACTTCGAATTTGTCGAGCCGGCGCAACGAGAAGCAGTGAAATCGCGGGCCAAGAAGCCTAAGAAGGCCCCGCGCAAGAAGAAGTAAGACCTGACGCATATGCGAAACGCATATGCGAAACGCATATCTGTGCGGAACCGCAGGGGGAGCTGCGCTGTCCGAGAGGACGCGCGTGCCAGTCTATCAAGTCGGGCCTAACCGCTGGTCGACCCGTAATCCACATGAGCGCCCGCCGGCGCGCTCACGGCTGCCGATGCCGCACGTCATCTCCGATGAGATGCCGCCGACCGAGCAGGTCGACGGCCGGCATTACACCAGCAAAGCCGCGTTCCGCGCGACCGGGCGCGCGCTCGGGCTGACCGAGGTCGGCACCGAGAAGCCCAAACCCAGGACCAGCCGGGCGAGCGACGCGCGCGCCATCAAGGCCGCGCGCCGCCAAGCGATCAAGGCATCGATCGAGCAATTCCGGTCACGCTGACCGGAAACACATAGGGGAATACCATGTCCGACGTCGGCAACGCGCCGCCTCCTGCACCCACGCCCGCTCCGGCAGCTCCGGCCGCAAACGAGGCCGTGATCAACCAGAACCCGGTCGCGTCGCCGGCGCCGGTCGGCTCGCAGGCGCCGCCCAAGCCGCCGGAAGCCCCGGTTTCGCGCCGGGACGCCATCCAGCGGGCGTTCAATCGCTCTCGGGATCCCAACGAGCCCAAGCCCGGCCCAGCAAAGCCGGCGATCGGCCATAACCAGCCGCCCGAGGATACCAAGGTTGAGCGGGCTAAACCTAAGGATAGGGGCGGCGAGCAGGGCGAAGCCGGCCTCGACCTGCGCCGGCCGCCGAGCGATCAGCCGCGCGACCGCGGCAAGTTCGCGCCGCGCCAGCAGCAGGATCCGGCGCGGGCGCCTGGGCAGCAGGCTCAGCCAGGGCAGCCTGGGCAGCAGGCCCGCGGCCCGGCGCCGCAGCTCCCCGAGGGCGCGCCTTACCGGGATCCGCCGCAGCGGATGAAGGACCACGCCAAGGCGGAGTGGGCGCACGCGCCGGAGAGCGTGCGCGGCGAGGTGCACCGCATGCACCAGGAGTTCTCCAACGCCTACGCCCGCTACAAGGGCGACCACGACGTCATGAACACCATCCGGCCGTTCCACGAGATGGCGACGTCGCACGGCACCACGCTCGACAAGGCGCTCAACAACTACGTCAGCATGGAGCAGATGCTGCGTACCGATGTGGTCCGCGGGCTCGACGTCATCGTCAACAACCTCAATCTGCGCGCGCCCGACGGCAGCAAGCTGGGGCTGCGCGACATCTCCTATCATGTGCTGTCGCAGACCCCGGACCAGCACAAGGCGCTGCAGACCCAGAACCAGACCTCAGCGATCGCCCAGCAGCTCGGCCAGCTCCATCAGCAGCAACAGGCTGTTGCGCAGGAGCTGCAACAGCTGCAATATGAAAGGCAGTTCTCGTACACCCGCAGCGAGGTTGACCGGTTCGCCGACAGCCACCCGCGGTTCGACGAGATCTCGCATCTGATCAAGCAGGAGCTGGACTTCGGCTTTGATCTGGAAACGGCCTACCGGCGCGCCGAAATGCTCGCACCGGACCCAGCGCCTCAGACGCGCACCCCAACGGCTCAGACCCGACCCACTGATCGAAGCATCTCCGGCGCGCCAGACGCAACAGGCCCCTCAAACGGGACGTCTAGCAAGAAGCCGGCGAAGCAGGTCAGCCGCCGCGACGCCATTGAAAACGCGATGAAGCGCGTCAACGGCTCGCTCTGAAACCGTTCAACGTGGGGACACCCCGATGCCAAATCTCACCTCCGCTAGCGCCTATCAGCAGGTGCTGTCGATGGCGCTGGAAGAGCGCTCAGCGAGCTACCAGGATCTCGTTTCGAACAACAACGCACTGCTCGCCGTTCTGCGCCGCAAGGGCATGTGGAAGAGCTATTCCGGCCCGCGGATCCGCGAGACGCTCCAGGTCGGCAAGCAAGTCGCGCAGTGGTACTCCGGCTTCGACGAGCTGCTCAACCCGGCGATCGATCTGTTCAACGACGCCTACTACGACCCCAAGATGGTGGTCGTGCCGGTCATCCTCAGCATGCAGGAGATCCTCAACAACGAGGGCGACAACCAGCTGATGGACGTCTACGACAGCTACATCGATGCTGCCGAGCGCTCACTGGAAGACACCATGGATGCCGCGCTGTATGGCGACGGCACCGCCAACGGTGGCAAGCAGCTCACCGGGCTCGCGACCGCCGTGCCGATCGTGGCCAACACCGGCGTCTACGGCGGCATCGATCGCGCCACCGCAGTGATCTGGCAGACCAAGACCTACGACGCGCAGACGGTCAATCCGGCGATCGGCACCCAGGTCAACAAGGACACCATCCGCCCGCTGATCAGCTCGATCATGACCAAGCAATCGCGCGGTCGTGACTACGCCGACCTGATCATCATGTCGCCGGAGCACTACGCGGCGTACGACGCGGCGACGATCGCGATCCAGCGCCAGACCAACGAGACGTCGCTCGGCAAGCTGGGCTTCTCGGCGCTGGAATATATCGGCGGCGGCAAGCGGGCCGAGATCGTGCTCGACGGCGGCATTGGCTCCAACATGCCGGCCAACACCTCGTTCGGCCTCAACACCGACAGCTTCCGCCTGCGTTACCACCCGCAGCGTAACTTCGACAAAGTGTTCGACGGCGACGGCCAGATGCCGATCGACAAGGACGCGATCGCTCAATTCATTGGCTGGATGGGCGAGCTGACCATGACCAATCCGATGTTCAACTGGCGGCTCTACGACTCAAATCCGGCAGCCTGAGCTACGGCCCTAGGGGTGTTGCCGCAAGCCTCCCTCCCTGGGACCAGGGGCCGTCACCGCACCTCCCCGTGCAGTGACGGCCTCACCCCCTAAACCCCGCTCCCTCAGACGGAGAACTTTATGGCTATCGATCCACGAGATCCCGATGCGTCCCTGGTCGCGCTGTTCAAGGACCACGCGCTGCCGAACGTCGCCAAGTCGGCGATCGCCGGCCGGCCGATTTACGATGACGTCGAGATCGTCGAGATCCGGTTTCCCGGCTCGCGCTCGGTGAGCGTGTTCCCGGCGTCAGCGTTCTCGCACTGGGCAGTCAATCCGCACACCGGTGAGCAGGTCAAGGTGTCCTACGCCGAGCGCTTCCCCCGGCAGTATCAACAGTTCAAGGCGCACTCCGCGCAGACCAAGAGCGGCACGCCGCTGACGTTTGCGCAGTTCCTGACCGAGGGGCGCCGCGCCGAGCTGCGCGCGCTCAACATCTACACAGTCGAGGCGCTCGCCGGCGTCGACGGCCAGGAGCTGAAGAACCTGGGCCACGGCGGCCGCGAGATGAAGAACGCCGCGATGGAATACATCAAGGCCGGCGAGGCGCACGCGCCGAGCACGCAGCTGCAGGCCGAGCTGGAGGCGCTGCGCGCCGTCAATCAGACGCTGATCGACGACAACGAGGCGCTCAAGCAGCGCACGCTCGCGATCGCTTCCGGCGAGAGCCAGTTCGACGACATGACAACCGATCAGATCCGCGAGTACGTCACCACGCACACCGGTCATGCGCCGCAGGGCAACCTGAACCGCAAGACGCTGCTGCGCATGGCGATGGACGCTCGACCGGAGAAAACCAAGGCAGCCTGATGTCGCTGTTGACGGTGGTGCGAGATGTCTGCGCGGTCGTCGGTGTCGAATTGCCGACCAGCATCTTCACGAGCATCAGCGCCAACCGCACCATGCAGGAGATGGTCGCGCTCGCCAACGAGATGGCGCAGCGCGTCGCCTACGATACCCGCGAGTGGTCGCGCCTGAAGAAGACCCACACCTTCGTCGGCAACGGCGTCATGGGCGTTGATGGCTTCGCGACCGGCACCGGCGCGTTCGACCTGCCGGCCGACTATCAGCGCATGCTGCTGTCGTCCAACGTCTGGCACTCGTCCTACACCCAGAGCCCGATGCGGTTCGTCCCTGACGCCGATCAGTGGGTCAAGCGCCGCATCAACAACGAGGTCGAAGGCCGCGGCGAGTGGACGCTGCTCAACGGCCAGATGCTGATCCGGCCGATCTTGATGGTCGGCCAGGAGGCGATGTTCGCCTACCTGCACCGCAACTGCATCAAGCTGGCAGCCGGCGGCTTCGGTGATGCGTTCCTGGCCGACGGTGACAGCTATGTGCTCAGCGAGCGCGTGCTCAAGCTGGGCATGATCTGGCAGTGGAAGGCCCAGAAGGGCTCGGCCTATGCCGAGGACATGGGCAGCTATGGTGATGCCCTGAACGTCGCTTCCGGCGCTGACAGCCCCGCCCCCATCCTGGTCGACCGACCGGTGTTTGGAGGGGCCAATGCCCTTTACTAACGACGGCCGCGCCGCGCCGGGTCAGGCAGCCTTCAGCGTTGCATTGGAAGGCCCAATGGGCCCGCCCGGTCCGCCGGGCTCTGCCGGATTACCGGGGCCTCCTGGCCCGAATGGCGCGCCAGGGCCCGCAGGGCCCGCCGGGGCGCCTGGGCCGCCTGGGGTCAGCAATGTGCCCGGACCCGCCGGGCCCGCAGGGCCGGCTGGCCCTGCCGGGCCGCAGGGCGCTCCAGGCGTCAGCAACGTGCCGGGTCCAGCTGGCCCGGCCGGCCCGCAGGGTGATCCTGGCCCGGCGGGCGCCGACAGCACCGTGCCGGGACCGGCAGGCCCCGCCGGCGCCGACGGCGCAGTTGGGCCCGCAGGCGCACCCGGCGCGCAGGGGCCCAAGGGTGACACCGGCAGCCAGGGACCGCAGGGCAACCAGGGCCCGCAGGGCGATCCTGGCCCGGCCGGTGCGCCGCAGATCCCGAGCGACACCGCGCCGGCGATGGATGGCGTCGCGGCGGCAGGCGCGCTGACCACCTACGCGCGCGGCGACCACCGCCACCCGAGCGACACGACGAAGTTCGACAAGGCTGGCGGCATCATCTCCGGCAGCGTGACCGTGAATGGCGTGGTGCGCTCCGGCGGTGCGGCAGCGGCTGGCACCTACTACTTCGGCTCCGGCGACAACTATCTCACCTACAACGGCAGCGCCTACACGCTGTACGGCGGCCCGCTGAACCTGGGCGCGGTCTATGCGTCTGGTGTCGTCGACGTCAGCAACGACCTGTGGATCAAGCGCACCCAACTTGGTCAGCCGACGCAGGGGCTCGCACAGTTCGGCAACACCGGTCTGAGCTACATCTTCTTCGACGGCGCACAGTTCCTCATCACTCATCAGCTCTATCTGGGGGGCGCCGCGCCATCGCTCGACGTTCACGCCACCAACAAGGGCTACGTTGATGCGCTGGTGGGCGGCAAGCTGGCGGCCGCTGTCGAAGATCAGAGCATCACCGGCGGCGCGCGCATCACGCCGAAAGACCTTGGCAACCTGTCGGGTGTCACGATCACGCCGGACCCCGGCGACCGCCCGATCCAGAAGATCACCAACAACGGCGCGGGCAACATCCAAGCGAGCGCCCTCTACGGTCAGTTTACGTTGATCGTCGTGAACGCCGCTGGCGCGGTGATCCCGACCATGGTGGGCTGGACTAAGGTCGACGGCGTGTTCGATGCGGTCGTCGGGTCCAAGTTTCTGTGCTCGTGTATCATCACCGCAGACTTCTCATGTTTGACAGTCCTGAAGGTGGTCTGATGCTGCTGGTCCCGCCGCCACTGTTTCGCTCTGTCGTGCCGCTGCAGACGCTGACCTATATCGGCAGAGCGACTGATGCTGGCTTCAACATCAGTACGACCACGAAGAGCTTCGATTTTGGCGCGCCGTCGCCCAATCGGCACATCTTGGTTATGGCCAGCTTCTACGTACCGACACTCTCATCCTGCACTGTTCTTGGTGTTGCTGCCCCACTCATCAAAAGCAACTACGTTGGTGCTGGCTCCAAAGCAGCCGCATGTCTGGCGACAGTCCCGAACGGCACCGTTGGCAATGTTGTGGTAACGCTATCGTCCGGCTCGACTAGTGGCATTTCCATCGATTGTTGGCGGATCGATAAGGCGACACCCCCGACGCTGGTTGACAGCGAGGCGGTGTCAGTCAACACGCAGAACTACAGCAACAGCGGCATCGTCGTTCCGGCGGATGGCGGCATGGTCATGGCACTGCGCTCTGGATACATGGGCGGTGCACGAACCTTCACATGGACTGGGCTGACGGAGAACAGCGATGCAGCCGTGGCCGCCAATGCTAATGCATCAGCTGCGTCAGCGAAGTTCACCAGTGGACAAAACCCGCTGAACATTGGCGTGAACTGTTCAGGGTCAATATCCGAGGCCGTTGCCTTCACTGCGGTGTGCCTGCAATGAGCATTTATCAGTACGGCCGACGCGCTCCAGTCCCGCAGCAGGCGATGCAACGGCTGCAGCCGACATTGTTGCCGGCGCCGACCCGCGGCATCTGTCTGCACGAGAACGAGGCGTTCATGCAGCCGGGCGGCGCCATCGTCCAGGACAACTGGGCGCCGACCATGCGCGGCGTGAAGCTGCGCGGCGGCTACATCAGGCACTGCGACCTGCACGCGCTCGACGCTGTGGTACCGCCGGTGCCGAGCCCGCTGCGGCTGCCGGTGATCTCGGCGTTCGACTACGTCAGCGGCAACAACCATCACATGTTCGCCGCACAGCAGACCAAGCTGTTCGACGTCACGTTCGGCGGGCCGATCCTGGTCAAGGACGGCCAGACGTCGGGCAACTACGCGGCTTCACAGCTCGCCAATGCCAGCGGCGACTATCTGATCGCGGTCAACGACGCCGGCGACAAGCCGCTGCGGTTCGACGGCGCGACTTGGGAGACGCTCGACGCCGGGCAGATCAGTGGCCCGGTCGACACCACGGTCGTCGCCGGCGGCAACCTCACCTACGTCTGGAAGTATCGCAACCGCCTGTTCTTTATTGAGGGCGGCTCAATGAATGTCTGGTACCTGCCACTCAATTCAGTGCAGGGCGCGCTGTCGCTGGTCCCGCTGTCGGGCGCCGCGACCAAAGGCGGGCGGCTGCTGTTCGGCACCACATGGTCCTTGGACGCAGGAGACGGCGTCGACGACAAGATGGTCGTGGCGACCGACACCGGAGAGCTGCTCATCTTCACTGGCAGCAACCCCGCGGATCCGGCGACATGGCGCCAGGAAGGCCGGTTCGAGATCTCGCCACCGCTCGGTATGAACGCGCATCATCCGGTCGGCGGCGATCTGATGGTCGCGACGGTCGACGGCCTCGTGCCGGTGTCGGCGGCAATCACCAAGGACAAGATCCAGCTCGAGCTGGCCGCGATCTCACGCCCGATCAAACCGATGTGGCGCGCCGAGATGATCGAGAAGCGCGAGTATCCCTGGACGATGGAGAAGTGGGACGAGTACGGCGGCATGTTCATCACTTGGCCGTACGGCGTCGCCGGAAAACAGCTGTGCGCGGTAATCAATCTCGCAACCGGCGCCTGGGCACGCTTCGTCGGATGGGACGCAACGTGCTGGATCAAGCTGCGCGGTGAGCTGTACTTCGGCACCCAGGCCGGCATCGTGATGGCGGCCGACCGCACCGGCTACGACGACGGCAACCATGCTAAGATCCCGTACGTCGCGACCTTGGTCGGGGGGTGGGGCGCGCTGCGGTCGCAGCCAGCGACGACAACATGGCTGCAGGCGCGCGCCTCATTTACCGCGACCGGCCGCGAGCCGTTCAAGCCGCAACTGTCCGCTGCGACCGACTTCGTTCTCAAGGTGCCGCCTCCGCCGCCGGCGGGCAACGATCCCGGCCTGCAGGAGGTCTGGGACCAGGGGCTGTGGGATAACGCGCGATGGGATCAGCCGACCGCCGTCGCTGCGCCGGCGGTGCGCAGCACCGGCTGGGTGTCGATCGGCAAGACCGGGTTCGTGCATGCGCCGATCGTGCAGGTGACGGTGGCGCAGCAGGTGAAGCCAAGTGTGGAGTTGATCGCGATCGCCGCCACGTTCGAACCGGGCGGCATCAACGTATAGGAGCGAGGCTATGCCATTGCCAATCGCAGCGCCGCCGGCAGCCGCCGCAGCGGCAGCCGCTGCCGCCCCGGCCGATGCGCCGATGGGCGACATGTTTGCCAACTATAACCCAGAGGGCTCGCTCAACGGCTTGTTCGCGCCGGCCTACATCAAGGGCTTCGCACCGAGCGAGCAGGCGGTGTCGGCGTGGCACGCGCAGAACAATCCGATCAGCTACAGCGACGTCGATGCACTGCGGATGCCGAACGAGTGGATGCCGCCGCAGAAGACCAGCCGGTTCGGCACCGACGTCTATGGCGCCGGCCGGATCCCCGACAAGCTGCGTTACGGCGACGATCGCGGGCAGGTCGACCCGCTGGCGCTGATCTCGCTCAGCCAGGGCGGGCCGTACGACGTCGACGCCCGGCGCAACGCGATCGCGCAGCGCCTCACAGCGAACAAAGCCGCGGAGGCGGCGTATGTCGCGCCCAAGAATTGGTGGGAACGCTGATGCTGCGTTACGTCTACGGCTACGACGCCCTGATCTCGCAGTTCGTCGCGAGCATGATCCCGCATTGCCGGCGCGGCTTCGGGGAGTGCAAGACGATCGGCGTGATCGACGAGCAGGACCGCCTGATCGCTGGCTTGGTCTATCACAACTACGACCCTGAGGCTGAGCTGATCGAGATGAGCGGCGCCGCGACGACGCCGCACTGGCTGCAGCGCGGCATGGTCGGGCGCATGCATCGGTACCCGTTCCACCAGTGCGGCTGCCAGATGGTGGCGATGCGGATCCCAGCCGACAACGAGCGGCTGCTGCGCCAGCTCGCGGTCTATGGCTACAACTTCGTGCTGTTTCCCAGGCTGTTCGGCCGCGAGCGTGATGGTGTTATCGCCACGCTAACCGTCGAGGATTGGGCAGCGAACAGGTTCAACAAGCGGCTCAGGCATCACATCGATGACCGGCTGATCGATGCCGCTGAATACAACGAGGAGGCCGCGTGATGGATCTGCAAAGTCTGGCCCAGCAATACCTGCCGCAAGCGACCAACGATCAGCGCAACGCGATCACGCAAGCGCTGATGAACATCCAGAACCCGCCGCCGCGCTCGGCGATGCCGCCGCAGACGCCGAGCATCCCGGCGCCGGGCGGCATGCAGCCTCCTGGCGTGCAGCAGCCAGGAGCAGCTCCTGGCATGGCGCCGCAGACACCGGGCGCCGGCATCGCGCCGACGCCGGGGCTGATGCCGCAGTCGCTGGCGCAGCCGATGCAGCCGGGCGGCATGATGCCGGGCGGGCCGAACTTCGCGCAGCCGCCGATCCTGGGTCAGGGGCCGCAGCCACAGACGCCGAACATGGTGCAGCCTCCCGCGCTCGGGCCGAACTACTGAAGGTGAAGCATGGGTAAGCCGTCTCCGCCGTCACCGCCCAGTCCGGTCGAAACCGCGCGCGCCTCGACGTCGACCAATGTCGGCACGTCGATCGCCAACTCGTTCCTGGGCAACGTCAACCAGATCACGCCCGACGGGTCGCTGCGCTATGACACGACCGGCAGCTACACCTGGAACGATCCCTACACCGGGCTCGCGGTCAACATCCCGACGTTCACCGCCACCCAGACGCTGAGCGAGCAGCAGCAGGCACTCAAGGCCCAGACCGACGCCGCCAAGTACAACATGGCCGGCATGGCGAACACCCAGAGTGAACGCCTGTCGAACCTGCTGTCGAACGAGATCAATCTCTCTGACGCGCCGGGCGCCGGCGACAGCAACTGGATCGGCAACATCCTGGCGCCGGCGACCACGTTCGGCGATGCCGGCCAGCAGAAGCTGGCGCTCGGCGACTACGGCAAGCAACTGACCGAGTTCGGCGACGCCGGCGCGATCACCAAGAGCTACGGGCAGAACGACTTCAGCAAGGACCGCGACGACGTCGAAGCCGCGCTCATGGGGCGGCTCAATCCGCAGCTCCAGCGCGAGCGTGGCAACATCGAGCAGCGGCTCGCCGACCAGGGCATCCGCTATGGCAGCGCCGCCTATACCGCGGCGATGGACGACTACAATCGCCAAGCCAACGACCTGCGCCTGGGTGTGACCGCTGCCGGCGGTCAAGAGCAGCAGCGCATGATGGACATGGCGGCGCAGCGCGCCGGGTTCGAAAACGCCGCGCAGCAGCAGGAGTACACCCAGAAGTTCGGCCGGGGTCAGTTCGCCAACGAGGCGCAGAAGCAGCAATTCCAAGAGGATCTGCAGGCTGGTCAGTTCACCAACCAAGCGCAGCGCGATCAATTCATGCAGGAGGCGGCGCGCGGCGAGTTCGCCAACGCCGGGCTGGCGCAGCAGGTCGCGCAGGCGCAGTCGCGGTTCAACGCGCAGAACATGGCGCGCAACCAGTACATGTCCGAGCAATACGCACTGCGCAACCAGCCGATCAACGAGATCTCGGCGCTGCTGTCGGGCTCGCAGATCAACAACCCGAACTTCGTCAACACGCCAAACAACCAGATCCCGACCACGGACGTCGCCGGCCTGATCAACACGCGCTTCTCGCAGGACATGGACATCTACAAGCAGGAGAGCGCGAACTACAACGCGATGATGGGCGGGATCCTTGGAATGGCCGGCGGCATGATGAAGATGTCGGACGAGCGCATGAAGGACGACATCGATCGCGTCGGCACTGTGTTTGCGACCGACCCCGACACCGGCAGCAAGAAGAAGCTGCCGATCTACGAGTACAGCTACAAGGACGATCCTGCGGACGAGCGCCACGTCGGCCCGATGGCGCAGGACGTCGAGAAGATCGATCGCGGCGCCGTCAAGACGCGCGGTGGCATCAAGTACATCGACGAAGATCGAGTGATGGGCTCCATCCTGAGGGCGGCATGACATGGCGACAAAAGCAGACGGCGTCGACGAAGGTGCAGGCCTTGCCCCGCTGAGCTTCATCTTCGGCGGCAACACCAACCTGACCTACGAGGAGCTGAAGAAGCGACGCGCGATCGCCGCAGCGCTCGCTGCGCGCCAGAAGGGTTTCCCCAAGACGCTGGGCGAAGGCCTGACCTATCTCGGCGAGAGCATTGGCGAGGCCGGCCTCAACTGGCGGCTCGCACAGGCTGAGAAGGCGCAACAGCTGCGCGACCAGGGCGTGGTCGCCGGGCAGCCGGGCAGCCCCGGCTATGTCAGGCCGCAGCTCGGCGGCGACAGCCAGCCCCGGCAGGCGGCGCCAGCCGCCGCGCAGCCCCGACAGACCAGCGTGGTGCCGGTCGAGCCGCAGCCAGCCGCTCGGCCCGCGGTGGCAGCGAACGAGCCGGAGGTCATCCCTGGGGACCGCCCGGCACCGTTTGTCGAGGGGCAGCCCAACAACATCGTGACCCGCGGCGACCCGAGCCTGTTCGTGCCGCACCTGGGGCCGATCCCGCCGGAGCACGCGCCCGCGGCCTATGTGCCGGAGGTGGTCGGCATCCCGCAGCGGGCCGAGGGTGAGCCGCTGCAAAGGGGCGATCGCCTGCCGATGATGCCGCCGCCCATGCAGGGCGATGGTGGTGTCCCGTACTTCGGTGAGGGACGGAGGCAGCAGATTGAACAGAACGCGCTGCCGGCAGAGCCCGCGGAGCCGCCGCCCGACCGCGTGTCAGTGGCACCGCAGTCGGCCCAGCCGGAGGTTCTCGCCTACGCTGAGCCGGATACCGAGCCAGCCGCAGCTCCGGCGGCGGCGCCGGCGGCGGCGCCGCAGCTCCCCCCTGGTGTCAGGGCGGTGCCGCGCTATTCGGAAGACCCCGCCACCGGCGAGCGCACCCAGGTCGGCGTCCGCCTTGTCAGCGACGGGGCGAACCCGAGCTGGCGCACCCAGGTGTCGCCGGAGGCGCGCGAGTGGCAGCGGCAACAGATCACCGCCTCTGTCGCGCAGCAGCAAGGAACGGCCCCAACTGGGGCCCAAGCCCCAGTTGGTGAGCCCCCAGTCGCCGACCCGGCCGCCTACAACGCGATCGACGCCGCCGGCGAGGCTCAGACCCAGCTGCGCGACCAGCGCCGTGCCGCGATCCACGGGATCGAGAGCGGTGGTGCGCGCGATCCCTACTCCCTGGTCGGTGCCGTTACGCGCGGCGATCGCCCCTACGGGAAGTATCAAGTGATGGGGCGCAACGTGCCGCAGTGGACCGAGGAGGCCCTGGGGCGACGGATGACGCCGCAGGAGTTCCTGGCAGACCGCGAAGCGCAAGACCGCGTGTTCGATCACCGGTTCGGCGGCTACGCCGACCGCTACGGCGAGGAGGGCGCTGCGCGGGCGTGGTTCGGTGGTGAGCGGGGTATGCGGAATGTCAACGCGACTGACGTCCATGGCCGCCTGACGGTCGGCAGCTACGGCCGGGACTATCTCAATCGCCTCGCTGCGCCTGGGCCAGCTCAGGCCCCAGCTCAGGTCGCCGCGGCGCCGCCGCCTCAACAGGTGGTGCAGGAGCCGCGGCCGGCAGCGGTGGTCGGCGGCGCCCCCGGCACCGGTCGCGACGCGATCGCGGCGGCGCTGGTCGCGCAGGGCGCTGAGCCGCGCGAAGCCAGCGCGGCCTATACGGATCCGACCGGCCAGGAGGTGCCGCAGGCAAACCCTACGCAGGCGGGGGAGACACCCCCGCAGATTACCTCTGGGGCTCGCCCTCAAGCGGCGTCCTCGAACTCGATGTTGGTAGCTTCTGGTGAGGAGCCGTCACCGTTCGATCGGCTGCTCAATCAGCGGCAGGCACCGGCAATGGTTGCCGGCGATCAGCCGCTCGGCCCGGCAGTGCCGGCGCCGAACGCTACGATCCAGCCGATGCCCGGCGCGATGCCGTCGAACGAAGCGATCCCACCGGCAAGCCAGCAGGTGCGCGTACCGCCAGGACCGGCGCCCAAGCGCCCCGACATCCTGCTGCCGAACGCGGAGATGCGCTATTGGCAGGGTGTCATGATGAACCCTGGCGTGAGCGACCGGGTGCGGGAGTATGCCAAGAGCAAGCTCGACGAGCAGGAGGCGTACCGCAAGCAGCATCAGGCGGCGGCCGACAATGACTTCATCGACGCGCGCACACAGCACAATGCGGAGGTGAAGGATTACGAGAAGTGGCTGCGCGAGGCGCCCGACCGCGACATCAAGCAGCTCGCCGATCGACTGGCGATCCAGAAGGCCCAGGCCGACGCCAACAGGCAGCCGGCCGAGGCGCTGAAGCTGCAGCTTGAGATCGACAAGCTTGCTAAGGAGCTGATGGCGCCGCATCGCGTCACGGTCGGCGGCACACAGTTCGAGCAGCCCCACACCGGCCCAGGACAGCCACAGCAGCCCTATCGCGTGTCGCCGGGGCTGCCGCCGGCGGAGGAGAAGCAGCTCACCGAGGGTCAGGCTAAGGATCTGCGGCTGTACGAGCGATCGGTGGTTTCTCACTCCCAGCTGACGCCCGAGCGGCTGAAGACGCTCGCGAACGTCGCCGACGTCAGGGCGGCCAACATCCCGTTGGTCGGGAATTACTTGGTGTCTCCAGAGTTTCGTGCTGCCAAAGCCGCCGCCGATGCGTGGCTCTTGTCCAACATCCGCCTGGAGAGCGGCGCGGTGATCGGCAAGGACGAGATCCCGCAGCACTACCCGACCTACTTCGCCATGCCGGGCGACGACCCGCACACGATTGCTCAGAAGGAGGCGCGCCGAGCTGCGGTCATGAAGAGCAACTACGATGCGCTCGGCAGTATTGGCCGCAGGTCAGCCGACGCCTTTGTCGAGCAGCGCGAGGCGCGTCGGACAGACGAGGGCGAGGGCACTGTCCGCACCAATCGCAGGACCGGAAAGCAGCAACGGGTGATCGACGGCTATTGGGAGGACACCACCAGTGGCAGATAAGGACGACGACGAGTGGATTGTGCATCGCCCTGGCGCGCCGCCTGCGCTGCCGCCCGGCGTCGTTCCGCTGCCGAATGACGGCTACGACTACACGCGGTCGCCGACGGCGCGCATCACCGTGCGTCCGCCCGGCAAGTGGGGGCCCGACGAGGAACGGACATGGCAGGGCGTTCGCACCGTCGAGGATCTCCCGCAGATCGCCGACGACACGGTGCGAGCAGCCGCTAACACCATCACCTTCGGCGGCGCCGACCGGCTCGCCGCCGGCGCTGACGCAGCATTCGGGACCGGCACCTACGAAGAGAACCTTAAGGCCGAGCTGCTCAAGTCAGCGCAGGCGCGATCGCGCAGCCCGGTCGCCTCCGTGGCCGGCGATGCCGCTGGCACGCTCGCGCTGCCGTCCCGCCTGGGGCCGGCACTCGCTACACGCTTCGGTTCTGGCGCGGGCGCGCGAGCTGCTGGCTACGGCGCCGAGGGCGCGCTGATCGGCGCAGCTCAAGGTGCTGGCAACACCTACACCGGCAACCCGGCTGACTATGCCAAGAACGCAACTATGGGCGGCGTGCTCGGCGGAGTGACCGGCGGGGTGGGCGGCGCAGCGTTCGGCCCACGCGCGCCGGTGTCGAGCGCGCGCCGGCCGACACTGCCTGAGCAGGCCCGCGGCACTGACGTGGCTTACAACACCCTGCGCGCCAACCCGGCCGCCTATGGCGCAGATCATTTCGGGCGAGCTGCTGACGCCCTGGAGCAGCGGTTGCTCAACGAGGGCTACATCCGCAACTACAGCCCCGGCTCGTTCACGGCGGTCGATCGCATGCGTACCGCGCAAGGCAACCCGAATGCGGTGGTGACGCCTGCCAACGTCGATCTGGTTCGTCGGGGCATCAACCGCATTCCGCGCGGCGAGCTGTCGGCGACCGATCGCAGCAGCGGCCGGATCGTCAAGCAGGCAATCGACGACTTCCTGATCAACCCGCCGCCCGGATCAATTCGACCCGGTTCTGGCCCTGCCGCGGCAACAGCTGCGCATCAGGCCCAGACTGCGCGCGATATGGCGGCGACTCAGTACCGCATGCAGAAGATGGCCGACATGCGTCAGGCCGCCGAGAACCAAGCCGCCGCCTCGTGGTCGGGGCTCAACGTCGAGAACAGCATCCGCGGGCAGGTCAAGAACTTCATCAACCCCAACACTGGCGGCCGGCAGCGGCTGGAGGGCTACACCGCGGCCGAGCAAGCAGCGCTGCGCGATATTGTCCACCGCGGCGGCGTTGCGAACGTCGGGCGCTGGGCCGGCAACATCGCAGCAGGTGGTGGCGGCTTGGCGGTGCCAGTGGTGGCAATGGCCGGCGGCGAGGCTCTCAAGCTTGACCCGACCACGGCGGCGGCTATCCCGCTGGCCGGCTTGGCGTTGCGCGGCATCTCTAACCGCTCGGCGCGAAACACGATCGCCCGCGCCGAGGATCTGATTGCGCAGCGCAGTCCGCTCTATGTGCAGCGCGCCGCGACTGCGCCGATGACGCAGAGAGGCCTGTCGTCGGGCCAGACACAGACATTGCGCGACGCGATCGCGCTTCAAATGATCGACCGCGAATACCGGGAGTAGCCGCCATGCCGCGCGACGGTTCAAACATCTACACCCGGCCGCCGGGCACTGATGGCGTCCCCGACACCACGATCGAGAGCGCGAAGTACAACGCCCTGGTCGCTGACATCGAGGCCGACCTCAACATCCCGCGACCGATCATCGCCGGCGGCACCGCGTCGAGCACGCCGCGCGACGCGATGATCGCGCTCAAGGGCGAGGTGACTGGGCAAGTCGTCGACAACTACGACACCTTCCCGTTTGTGTCGGGCACGTTCCATTCGGCGATCACCGCGACCGCGCCGCCGGTCGCAGCTCACGGCTTCGTCGGGATCTGCTACGCGGCCGATAACCTCAACATGGTGGTCGAGGCGCGCGACGAAACCGACGCCGCGGTACCGGGGCTGTTGTACGTCCGCGAGAAGAAGTCTGGCACCTGGGGCCCGTGGACCAGCCAGAGCGCCGCGCTCGACGCTGCAAAGGTCAATCGCGCCGGCGACACCATGACCGGCCCGTTGAAACTGTCCGGTGAGCCGACCGATCCCGTGCATGCCGTGACCAAGACCTACGTCGACGCCGGCGACGCGCTGCGGCTGCCCAAGACCGGCGGCATCATGACCGGCCCGATCGGCATGGACGCCGAGCAGCCGGTGGTGTTCGGCGCCGAGGGGCACCTGATCCGCAGGGCCGCCGACGGCCGGTTGCTGATCGGTGGCGCCCCTGGCGAGGTCGAGATCGTGACCAGCCTGCTCAAGCTGGCCGGGCCGCCGACTACGGATCTGCATGCCGCGACCAAGAAGTATGCCGACGACAAGGTCACCGCCGGCAGCGCCGACAAGCTGCCGCTCACCGGCGGCACCATGACCGGGCCGCTGACCACGGCGCCGTCGCCGGGCGCGCTCACCCAGGTCACGCCCTCGCCGGCGATCGTGGTCAAAGGCAGCGGCAACACCGCCGGCCAGGACGCCTTCATGTCGTTCATGCGCGGCGCGGTCGGCGTCAACTTTGGCCTGGGCGCCGACAACCGGCTCAAGGTCGGCGGCTTCTCGATGGGCGAGATCAGCTACGAGCTGAGCTACGTCGACCAGGAGGATCAGGTCATCACCGGCGGTGCCAGCGTGGTGCCCAAGGCGCTTAGCGCGCTGTCGGGCGCCACGATCGTGATCGACCCCGGCGACCGCCCGATGATGACGATCAGCAACAATGGCCTGGGCACGATCCAGCCCGGCGCGATCGGCGGGCAATGCACGCTGCTGGTCACCAACATGAGCGGCGCCGCGATCCCGCTGACGTCGGCCTGGACCAAGGTCGACGGCACCTTCGACGACATCCCCGGCTCCAAGTTCCTGTGCTCGTGCGCGATCTTCCCAGGAGCTGCGAGCGTGCTGTCGGTTGTGAAGATCCTGTGAAGATCCCTGTGGGGATCCTGTGGGGTTCCTGTGACCAAGATCGTCAAGCAGGTGATCGACAGCCTGGGCGGGTCACCGTTCGTGCTTGCATTGCTTGCGGTGAACGTCGTCTCGCTCGCCGGCTTCGGCTATGTGCTGCACGAGGTGTCGGCGGCGATGGCGCGGCGCGAGACGATCCTGGCGCGCTGTCTCGATTGACGCAGAAGGAGCGCCGCGATAGCTTCGCGACGCTCCGTTAGTGTTGTGTCGAAGAACGCCCGGCGAGGTCCAGCCCCATCGCCGGGCGTTTTCGTTGTTGTTAGGCCGCGCCCAGCTCGCGACGCTTCCGACGCCTACGATTGAGAACGATCAGCCCCAGCACCCCTGAACCAAACAAGACCGCACTTGCCGGGAGAGGGACCGGGTTCAACGGGACCGCTTGGAGGTTGATGTCGCCGACGTTGAAGCCAACGCCCGATGCACCTTGGAAGCCGTACGGGCTACCATCGATGCTCTGGAAGCGGAGGAACGCCGCATCCAGCGAGATCAACGAGAACACTTGATCGAACGTCAGCGTGAACTCACCGCTGGCCGACTGACCAGACGTCAAGCCCGTGCCGCCGCTGCAGCTGCCGCTGGCCGACGAGAAGCACACCTCGATCGCGTTCGCCCCGTTCACGTTCGGGAACGACGGATTGAGGATCGTGTAGCCGAACAGACCAGTAGAGGCCGCACCGACAATGTTCGGTGTGGTGGTCAGACCAAACGAAGTGATCCTCGATGCCGTGACACTCCCGGATTGGGTGTTGGTCACGGTGTAGTCGAAGTTCCAGGTCAAGCCACCGTTGGTGACGCCATCGTATTCGAGAAACAGCGAACCGGTGAGGCCAGGAACCGAAACGGCATTGCCGTTCACATCAACGTAGCCTTGCAGGGCCGTCGTGCCAGACGCACCAACATCGCCGACGTTGATGGTTACGGCCTTGGAGGGAGTGGACATTGCCAAGGCCGTGAGCAATGCCGCCGTGAGATACTTCAACATGGGTTAGCTTCCTTCTGATGCCTCTGGATAGAGTGTCCGCGGGTCGAGGCGTATCCCGTGGCCATCTTCTTCCGGCGCCGAGCGGCGCGCAGGATCCTCTTCTTCCGACCGGAGCCTGGGCGGCCGGCAGCCACCCAGGCTCTGAACTTCTGTTCCGCGATCACCTCGCGCGCCGTCATCATGCGCTCAGTGGGATCACGCTTCGGGGGCGGCCCGAGCTTGCCGACGATCTCAGCCACGGTCGAGCCTCCAGTAGCCGTAGACGCAGCGCCGGCCGCCACGATCAGGATTGTGAGTGTCGAAGCCGACGCGGTCGATCACCGCGGTGAAGTGCTTGCTGACTGATACCACGAGCCGGCCCATGGGCAGCTCGTCGGCGAGCAGATGCACGGTGCAGCCGGTGCCGATGCCCATGGTCGGCACCCACACGAAGCCCAGCTCGCGCATGTAGTCCTTGAACCATTTGCGCCCGGTGTTGATGCCGTGGCTGGCCGAGGAGATGCGGTGCCCGGTGTACTTGCCGCGGCGCTGCGAGCCAGTCTCCTTGGCGAGGCGATCGTAGATCTCCTGGTAGGGGCGCTCGGTGATGATGGCGAGCGAGCGGGCGACACAGTCGCCGGCGCGGCCCTTGAAGCCGGCAGCGGCACGGCCGCCGTCGGTAAAGACGAACTTCAGTCTCTTAGGCATATCAGTGCTCCGTTGCGTGCGATCAACAAAGCCACGTTAGGACATCATGACCGCCCGGTCAAGTCGTCCTGTTCGTGCGCTCGGCGCTGCTCCCCAGCGATCCGCAGGTAGTGCGCCATGCAGATCAGTAGCCCCTTGTCGTTGGTCGACAGATCGTTCCAGGGCCGTGCCCTGGGATTGATCTCGCGATAGAGCGCATAGGTACGCTTCGCGAGATCCTCGCTGTCATCGTCGTTCATCAGCTGGGTTCCGATCGTTCGTGCTCCGGCGCGTCGGAGGTTTCCCACTCAGTCGGCGGGTGACCGGTGATGTCTTCGACACACGTCGTGAGCACCTGCTTCATGAGCTGGAGAAAGCCGTCCTTGATCTCCGCGTGTTCCTTGACAGGCCCCATCGCGATCGAGCCGATGATAAAGGCGCCATCCATGGTGCCCTCGTTCGCAATGTATGCCGTCCAGAACTTGCCCTCCTTGCGCAGGGCCAAGCGGATGCCGATCGTCTTCATCTTTGGTTTGCGTTTCGTCATTGCTAACTCCCCAGAAGCAGAATGATCGCCGTGAGCACCGCCACTGCGACGGCGATCAGCAGCGTTGCCCAGTGCGGGTGTCGATCGACCCAGCCGAGCGGCTCCGGCTCACGCCAGGGCTCCGGCGGCCGGCGCCGCGTCGTCGGGTATATGTCGTAGGGCGGCGGTGGCGCCGACGGCTGTGGCTTACCCATCGAACACCAGCAGATCCAACGCGGCAGCCAGCGACCGGTGAGCGGCCATACGATAGCTGTCGGCATCCTTCGGCGGCCACGGCTTGCCCTTGGTGAGATGACTGTGGATCTCACGCGCCATCGTCTCGACGACGTTGCCCATGGGCGCGTCGACGGTCCTCTCCGGTATGGCTGGTCCGCCGCCGCAGGCAGAGCAGACCACCCTGAAGCCGTGGGACTTGGTTTCGTCTTTGATGCGATGCATCTTTGTCGGCATCTTGTGGCCGTCGTTGCAGGCCGGGCACCTGGGACGCTTCTCACCGTTCATCAATCGGCTCCTCAGTGGTGTAGTTCGGATCGGTCAGCACCTCTGGCCGATAAACTGACAGCTTGCGGTCGCGGCACTTGTTGCAGACCCGGCACAGCGCAATGCCGCGGGCGTCGAACGCCCAGCCGCTGCGCAGGCCGGAGCCGCACGGACAGAGATCAGGGCGCGGGCGCCGGCTCACTTCACCTTCTCCAGCTTGGCGATAGCGCTATAGATCGCATCGTACTCGCGCTTGTACTTGCGCTCGGCCGCGGCGGTGTCGTCCTCCTCCCAAGGCCATTCGCCGGCCATCACGAATTGCCCGGCGCGGATCAGCATCTCCCGCTCCAGCTTGGTCAGGCGGCTCATCCTGGCTGCCCTCTGGCGGCGCGCCGGATCTGCGAAAGGATGTTGAGCTGGCTGCGGCCTGGGCTGTTCTGGCCACGGGCCTGCGACCCCTTGGGCAGGATCGCGCAGAACTTGTTGTTGACGATGATCTTGAGATGCCGCTTGCCGTTGATGATCGACCAGGGCGCGCCGCAGCTGTCCAATAGCTGCTGAACGTCGTGAGATAGTCGCATGCTCTTCTCCCCGTTGAAGTGGGCGGCGCATTGGCGCGCCGCCCGGTTAAATCACCAGCCGAACTTCTCCGCGCAGGTCGGGCCGATGCCGCGCGCGATGCTTTCGTCGTTGGTCAGCAGCAGCCCGCAGATGGCGCAGGTCGACCACGCCTTGCCGAACGCGACCGCCGCGATCTCCGGGTTCTCGGCGCAGTCCAGCACCGCCACCTGCTCGACCGGCGAGCACTCGAACCGGGCGGTGAACTTGCCACCCTTGATGTGGCCAAGCTTCTTGCCCTCCGGGGTCTTGGCGAACAGCATGCCTTCCCACTGGCTGCCGGCCGAGCCGGGCGTGAACAGGACGTCGACGGCGTTGGTGGCGCGAAGCTTCAGCGGCTTCTTGAACACGCCCTTCTGGCCCTTGCGCTGCGCCCGCTCGATCGCGTGGGCAAACGCCGCCTCGATCTTGGAGGCGTCGACCGCCGGAGCGTTCTCGACGCGAGCGGTGTTGCGCTCGGCACGAGCTGCGTCGCGCAGCATGCCGTTGCGCACGACCGCCATCTGCTTGTCGGTCAGCGAGCCGAACTTCGTGATGCCCTGCATGAACGACAGCGCGACGTCCCAGCGGCCGGCAGTGCGCTTCAGCCATTCCCACTCCGCCGGATGCTCGGCCTCGAACGCGGTCGCGTTCTCAACCCGCTTGCTGTCCTGGCGGGCCTCGCGCTGCGCCTTCGCCTTGACGCGATCGCCGCGTGAGGTCTTGAACGTCAGCTTGCCGGTGCCGTTGCAGGTGAAGCACGCGCCGTGATCACGGCCGCTGTGGGTGACGAACCGGCCGCTGCCGGCACACTTCCGGCAGCTCTCGGTGTGCAGGCGCTCCAGGATCGGAGTGAAGCCCTCCGGCACGATTGGCCGCGGGCGCGGCGCCGGGGCGCCGCCTAAGAGGTCCGAGAGATCGTCGTCGTGAAACTCGTTGGTCATCTGCTTGCTCCGTTGCTGATGTCCCCTTGTAGGACGCTCTGACAGCCCTGTCAAGCGGTCCTAATGCAGCTTATCCGGGGGGTCACCGCCAGCTGTCGTGATGTCGGGCATCGTTAGATCGCTGGTCCGCATGTACTCTTTGATCTCACGATCGATCGTCCTGATCAGCGCCAGGACGGTCTTCTTGTCGGAGCCGTCCCTCTGCAGTTTCTCGATTATGTCGAGCATCCACTCGACGCCGCAGAAGAACGAGGCGCGGCTGGCATAGACCTCAGCCGGCGTGGCCCCGCCCGGTGCACTGGAGGCGACCCGCGCCAGCCAGCCGGCGGCAACGAGCTGGTGCTTCCTGATCAGCTCGCGCGATAGCCGGCGCAGCTCCTTCTCGTCGAACATCTTGTCGTCCATCACCTGAACTCCGATGTCGGGATCGGTTCGAAATACTTGCAGGCCGGCCACTCTGGTCTGACGACATGGCCGACCGAACCGGTGAGCTGCTTGTAGATCGCGCAGGCCTTAGTCTTGCGCAGCGTCAGCACGTTGCCGTGGCGGTCGTAGATCTTGGTCTGGTAGCCGCGATGCAGACACTTGCCGCACGTTGCGCCCCACGGGCCGGTGCCGCTGAAATACGCCATGCCAGGATGGACGCTGTCGCGGTCTGGCACGCCCTCTAGCTTGGTCATGTGCGACATGGGTCATTCTCCGCTTGTTACCCGCCCCAGATCGTCACCAATCTCGCGCAAGCGCCCCATCGCCTTCACCGCCCACGGGTCGCCCCCGACGCGGAAGTTCTCGGCGCGGCTGGCCCGATCAAGGGCGGCGCCGCGATCGGCAAGACCAACCTTCACTTCGGCGGCGATGCTCTCGATCGCATCGACCTCGACGCAAAAGTCGATTGCAGGATCCGGGTGATGTCCAAAGCGTCCTAGAGTAGTCATGGTTGCCTCCTTGGCTCGGCTAACGTCGGTTGATCCGTGTCGCGGCGTCGGCTTTCGAGTATTTTGACGGCCTGCGTAAGGTCGCGTTCCATCTGCGCTGTGACCTCAACCGAATAGACAGCATCGGCCGGCGCGTCGAAGTTCTGATCGACCTTCTCGTCGTAAGTCTGCTCGTCCAGGCTCCCATGCAGCGGGTTCAGCAAGTCGAGCAGCGTTTGGATCGTCTCGCGATCTAGCGCAGGCGGTAACGCCCTGTTCGTCGGCTGATCCGTGTCTTTCAGGAGGGCGAGAACGGCGCTGGCTTTGCGCCCCCAGACGTGCCGCGCTTCGGGGCATTGGCCTGCTGGGATTAGGCAAGAGTGCGTAAGACAGATGGCCGCGCATTGCTTTGTCCCGTCTGCCTTGCAAATCGCCTGCGCGATCGCCGCCTCGCTCGGTAACGCCCTGTTCGTCGGCTGATCCGTGCCTTGCGGTGAGAGGAGGGCGTGAACGGCCTTTGCTGCCGGCAACCAAGTTTGCCAGGGGCCTTGGCCGCGAGTGCTCGCAATAGCCTCCGCGATCTTGATCACATCGGGTGGCGGCGTTAACGCCCTGACTGGGATGGCGCGGAGGTGGGCGACAACTCTCGTGACTAAATGCGCAGCCGATTTCTCCCCGCGCTGCTCCAGGCCGATGCCAAGCCCTTCAAGCATATCTATGTCTTGGGCCGCCAGCGCAGTGGCGTCGTTAACGTGCTGTGTCATGGGGCGGATGCCGCTCTCTGCTTGTCGATCGGCCCGATAAGATGCGCAGGCGGGACTGGGATCTCGTGCGCGATCGACTTCCACAGGTGAAGGCAGAACGGGTGATAGTTGACGTACACCGACTTCGGCGGATGAAACTGGACCACGCACTCGTCTTCGCCCCAGAACAGATCCTTGACGTAGGACATCTCGGCCCAGTTCGGCGTGCGGTGCTTGATCGAGACGCTGACATGCTCCCACGCATGATCCTCTGGCGTGGGCCCCGTCGAGATGATCGCCAGCTGCGCGCCGCTCGGGCCCATGATGAGAAACGCCCCCATCAACTTGTCAGCCGGCGTGCTGCCCCATAGCCCCGAGCGCAGGCGCCCGTTCTCTAATTTCTCTGCGACAGTTATCCTCATGGCAAAAGCGTATCCCCTTGCGATGTGAATCGCAACCCACTAATCTGCGCGACCATGAAACCACACCCCACCGTTAAGGCCCTGCTTGTGGAGATCGATGAGTTCTGCCGCAAGTCGGGCACCTCCCGCACCGGGTTCGGTCGCCGCGTCGCCGGCGACAGCCATCTGGTGTCGCGCCTGCGCGGCGGCTCGATGCCGACGCTGATGACGATCGAGCGCATCCAGCGCTACATCCGCACGGTCACGAAGGAGCAGCAGCGGATCTGGCGGGACTGATGTCGGATCCCAGAGCGGTATGGCCCAACGAGCGGATCGAGTACCTGCGTGCGGCACTAAAGACCAATGCCTCGTTACACAGGATTGCCGACGACATGTCGAAACGGTTCGGCGTGCCGATCTCGCGCAGCGCCATAATCGGCAAGGCGCACCGCCTGGGGGAAGACTTGATGACGCGCGTTACTGAGCCGCCGCCCGCCAGGAAGAAGCCGGATGGGTCGGCTAGGTCGGCTAGGTCGGCTAGGTCGGCTACACGGCCGAGCAAGCGCAGGCCGGTCGAGCCGCCACCGGTCGAGCAGATCCACGAGCCGCCCCTGCCCCCGCCGCCTTTGCTGTTCACCCTGACCGGGCAGCTGACCTTCAACGAGCTGCAGCCCAACAGCTGCCGCTACCCGTTCGGCGCCCGGCCGCCCTTCATGTTCTGTGGCGTGGTGACGAAGGAGCCGCCGTACTGCGCCGTGCATGCTGAGTTGTGCTTCCCGCGGCAGCGCCCGCGATGAGCATCTCAGTCGCCGAGTATCGCAACCTTGCCAGCGAGCACAGCATGCAGTCGGCGCTGATCGAGCGACTGCATCAGCGCGCCCGCGTGCCGCTCCTGGCGTTCGCGATCCCGAACGCTGCCAAGCGATCGCCGCGCACCGCCGCCCAGCTCAAGCGCGAGGGCATGCTCGCCGGCGTCGCCGATCTCTGCATCATGCTGGAGGGCGGCTTAGTGATCTGGATGGAGCTAAAGACCCGCAAGGGTCGGGTGCGGGCGGGGCAGAAGGCGTTCCGGGCGAGCTGCGACATGCTCGGCCACCCGTACCTGATGCCGCGGACACTCGACGACGCAATCTGCATGCTGACCAACAGAGGGATCCTATTGCCATGAGCCGACGCAACGAAGCTGATATGGCGCGCGAGTTTGTCGAGACGCAGAAGGTGACTGCTCGACTGTCGAAGTTTCTGGAGGGCGAGAAGCACATCAGCGTGATCGTGGCGTGCGCGAGCTGCATGGCGTATTCGCTGTCGCGGATCCCGCCGGCGAACCGCGATGCGGTCATGAAGCTGGTGATGAGCCTGCTGACGGTCGAAGACGAGGCCGACACCAACAAGGGCAAGCCCAATGCCAGTTGAGTACGTCCACCACTCACCATCGAGCTGCAACCTGTTCGCCGCCGAGCCGGCGATGTGGGTGCTCGAAAAGGTGCTGAAGCTGAAGCAGCCGGTGGGGGTGCCAGCGCACCGCGGCGTCGCGGTCGAGGACGGCGTCACCCACGGCCTCAAAGACGTGATGGCGCCGCTGCGGGTCTGTGTCGAGATCGCAGTGGCAAAGTACGACACGCTCAGTGCGCTCGGCGGCGATCCCCGGCGCGAGCGCTACCGCGAGACGATCGGCGACATGGTCGAGAAGGCAGTGCGCGAGCTGCGCAAGTACGGCATCCCGTCACGCACCCAGGGCTTCGTCGAGTGGCGGCCGCCGCAATTGGGGTATCCGATAATCGGCTACTTCGACTACGAGTGGGAGCAGCACGGCATCATCGCCGACCTCAAGACCACCGAGCGGATGCCGTCGGAGATCAAGACCGGCCACGCCCGGCAGGTCGCGCTGTACTCGCAGAGCGACAACATCGATGCCCGGTTGATCTACGTCACACCCAAGAAGCTGGAGCCGTACAAGCTGGAGAACATTGCCGAGCACCGCAACGCGCTGCTGCAGATCGCGCTGCGGATCGAGAACTTCCTGGCGCTGAGCGATGACCCCGAGTTCTTCCTGAGCATCACCTGCCCGGACCTCGATAGCTTCTACTGGAACAACCCGATCTGCCGGCAGCTCGCGTTCGAGCACTGGAAGATCTAGTCTCGCCTTACTGACATTCCCGGCAGCAACCGGGATTGGCACCGCCCGCAGGCCTGATTGCGGGCACACTGGAGTGAGCAATGACCAACGTGTTTGGCTTTTCAACTGAGCCCAAAACCGGCGGCGACTTTCTTCCCATCATCAAATACGACGCGCGTGCTGGTCGGATGTTTCGCATCGACCGGATCGACACCGGCAACGGGTTCGAGAGCAATCAGGTCGACATCACCGACAAGTTCTCGGCCCAGGTCGACTTTGAGTTCTTGGAGACGGGCTGGATCGAGTTCACGCCGGGCTCACCGCCGGCGTTCGTGCTGGTGAAGTGGGGCGATCCGCTGCCCGGCAAGCCACCGACCGGCAAGTTCAAGCACGGCGTGCGCTTCATGGTGAAGCTGGCGTCGAGCTGCGCCGACGACAAGCCGCGGATCCGCGAGATGGCGGGCACTTCCAACGCGATGCTCAACGGCATTGCCGCGGTGGCCGAGCAGTATCAGCGGGAGAGGAACGCCAACCCCGGCAAGCTGCCGGTGATCCGGCTGGTCAATACCTTCCCGGTCAAGACTGGCTCGGGCTCGCAGGCGTCGACCAACTATCATCCGAGGTTCGAGATCGTCGGGTGGGCGCCGCGTGGTGATCTGGTGCCGCAGCCCAAGTCTGCCAACGGTACCGCGGTGAGCACCACCAACGGTGCGACGCCGCCGTCGACCGGCTCGACTCATGCCCCGGCTCCTGGTCAGGTGCAGCAGCCGCAGCAGGCCCAGCAGCGTCCTGCGAGCGTGGCTGACGACTTCGGCTGAGTAAGCGTAACGCTAGCGTAACGGAAAGGGGCCGGCTTCGCACAGCCGGCCCCCGCTCGCGCGTTCCTTCACTTGGGAAATGGCAGGACCGCCCCATGGATATAGGCGACAAGACCCGGCTTGAGAAGCTGGTCGGCATCCTTGGCTCAGACCAGATGGGCGAGCGCGCCAGCGCCGCAGCGTTCATTGCGCGGATGGCGCGCGAACATAAGCTGACGATCGTCGAGCTGCTGAAGCAGGCATTCGGTAGCACCGTGCAGGCGCCGCCGCCCAGGCCGCAGCACAAGCCGCAGAGCAACCCCTACACCAACCCGTTCTCGCAGGATCTGCACGAGGCGATGCGCCGGCAGCAGGCCTATGCGGAGGCGGAGCGGGTGCGCCGGCACGCTGCCGAGATGCAGGAGCAGGCCCGGCAGAAGGCCGCCAGGGCGCGCGCCAGGGCGCAAAACGCCGCCGACGAGGCGGCCCGGCAGAGCCAGCAGCAGGGCCCTGGGTTTGGGCCCGGTCACGAGCTGCTCGACCAGCTCAAGGCGGTCAGCCTGTCGGGCGTGCTGAACACCTGGGAATGCCAATTCGCCAACGACGTCTGTGAGCGCTATCGGTACGACAGCCAGCTCAGCGACAAGCAGCTGGCAATCATTCGCAAGATCCTCGCCAAGACCACGTTCGCCCGCGGGAGGGGCTGAGCTGATGTCCGTAATGCCGGACTTCAATCCTGACTTCGCGATCGCCTCTGGCTGGGCCGCGATGTATCGCGAGGCCGGCCTGCAGGTCATTCCCTGCTACGACCCGAGCGAGGCGCCACAGGCCTGGAAGCGCCCCAAGCTGTCGAGCTGGGTGCCGCTGCAGAACGATCTGGCGCCGCAATTCACCTGGGACCGCTGGTACGGCCCGGCCGGTGAGCACGCCAACCGCAACAACATGGGGATCATCACCGGGGCCTGCTCCGGCAACGTCTGGGTGCTCGACCTCGACACCCAGAAGACCCCCCAGGCGGCGGCGTGGTGGGACGCGCTGTTGGCAGTCGAAAACTCGCGGCTCGAGCCGGAGACGGTGCAGCAGGTCACCGGTGGCGGCGGCCGGCAACTTTTGTTCCGGGCCCCGCCCGGCGTGGTGATGCCAACCAACAAGACCCTGATCGGGGTCGACGTCCGCGGGCAGGCCGGCTTCGCGGTGATGCCGCCGAGCCGGCACGAGAGCGGCCGCAACTATGCCTGGGCCCCAGGCGCGGCGCCGTGGGAGATCGAGATCGCGATGGCGCCGCCGTGGCTGATCGAGGCGGTCATGGCGCTGGTCGAGGACCACGGCGGCGCCGGCGGTACCCCAGGCGCGCGCACCGCCGACCCAGAGGCGGCGGTCAATGCGTTCGGCCAGACCGTCGACGGCCGCGAGACGCTGATGCGCAATGTGGTCTGGCGCGACGTGCTGGAGCTGTACCGGGCGGCGCCGATCCAGCCGCCGGAGAGCGCCTGGGACCGCCTGTGCGAGGAGAGCTACCTGCGCTACGAGGCCCACGCCGGCGGGCGCGGGTCGATCACCGACCGGGCGGCCGCCCTGGAGGCTGACGGCCGCGGCCGCACCGAGCACCGCCGGAAGTGGCGGGCGGCGATGCGGCGCTGGGGCCTGAAGCGGATGCAGGACGACGCCGCCAAGCCACCGCCGGGCGGGGGTGCAGAAACCTCTCAGGGGTCGACAGCGACCTCTCAGGGGTCGGCGGAAACCTCTCAGGGGTCGAGCGACAAGGCCCAGGCCGACGGGGCGTCCACGGGCGCCAATTCCGCGGGATTTAAAACCACCCCTCCCAACCAGATCCCGCTGCGCAGTGCCTTCCCGATCGACGAGCGCAAGATCCCGGTGCGCGACTGGATCGTGCCCGGCCTGTTGCTGCGGCGGACGGTGTCGCTGCTGGTCGCACCGCCAGGATCCGGCAAGTCGCTGTTCACCCTGCAGGCGGCAATCATGGTCGCGGCGCAGGTGCAGTGGGGCGGCTACTACCCACGGATCTCCGAGAAGGTTCTGGTGATCAATTCGGAGGACGACGCCGACGAGATGGCACGGCGGCTGGTCCTGGCGGCCCGTGAGATGGGGGTCGAGCAGACCGCACTGACCGGCCGGCTGCTGGTGGTGGACGCGCCGGAGAGCATCATCATCGCCAAGGTCGACGGCCGCAGCAAGGTGGTGGTGCGGACGCCGCTGATCGAGGAGCTGGTCGAGACGATCAAGGTCAACAGGATCGGAGTGATCGTGGTCGATCCGTTCGCCGAGACATTCGTCGGCGACGAGAACAGCAACAGCGAGGTCAAGTGGGCGCTGGTGCTGTGGCGCGAGATCGCGAGGCGCACCGGGGCCTCACTGCTGCTGGTGCATCACGCCAAGAAGTACGCGGGCGGGATGGCGGGCGACGCCGACGCATCACGCGGCGGCGGCTCGATAATCGGCATCGTCCGCATCCTCATGACGCTGTTCAGCATGACCGAGGACGAGGCGGCCGGCATGGACGTGCCGGAGGGCGAACGCAGCAATTACGTCAGGCTCGATGACGGTAAGGCGAACTATTCCAAGAAGGGCGACCCGCGCTGGTTCGAGAAGCGGAGCTACACCCTCAACAACAGCACCGGCATCATTCCTGGCGACGAGGTCGCGGTGCTGGTGCCCTGGGCGCCTCCTGGCGCATTCGACGGCTTCACCGTTCATGACCTGAACCGCGCGCTCGACGTGATCGATGCGGGGCTGCTCGGCACCGACGGCAGGCCGAGCGGGCAGTTCTTCACGGCGTCGGCGGCCGGCGCGAATGCCGAGCGGTGGGCGGGTCGGGTGCTCACCAGGGAGCTGGAGTGCTCCGAGCAGCAGGCCAAGAACATTATCCGGGTCTGGCTCAAGAACGACGTCCTGGAGGTATTCGACTATACGGACCCGCTCGTTCGCAAGACCCGAAAAGGCACCCGATCGGTGCTCAAAAACAGGCCAGGAAAGGCGGTTTAGGTGGGATGACAGGCTGGCTGGAAAAGGCTGCGCCATTCGATTTTGGGGTTGGCGCACGAATGGCGCAAAACGCCCCTGGTGGGCTGCGCCATTATCAAAACCGCACTAACCCAAAATGGAATGGCGCAAAGCGCGCCAATCGCTTTGCGCCAATGGCGCAGCGATCGAGTTCCATTTTGGGTTCAGCAGTGCGGTTCGCGCAACGGCGCACGAGACTAGGGAAGTTCACAACCGAGGGAGCAAAAGCATGAGCGGGCAAGACTTCGGACGGCGCAAGAGCCGGGTGATGGTTTTGCGGAGCGAGGCACGCGAGGAGGTCGAGTACCTGGAGCGAAGACTGGTCCGCGCCAGAGCCAATCTGGCGATGTTCGATCGCATGTGGGCTGAGGTGTTGGCCGAGCAGCAGGAGATGTTCAATGCGGATCGTTAGGCACCTCACGATGTCACCCAACCCAAACCGGTGGGACCGTAGTCATGGCACCTACCTCGCCGGGCAGGCCCATATCGCCGGCGCTGATGAGACGGCGACCCGGATGGAGCGCTGGTGGGGCTGTGGGCGGCTCCGCCTGCTGGTGGGCCCTGAGCTGCGCGAGCGGTTCGATCGGCAGCGCTACCTGTACGCCCAGGCGATCCAGAACGGCGACCTGGAGGCGGTGATGCGCGAGAGCCGCCGCATGACCGCGGCGTGGGAGGCGCTCGACCGGGCGGCCAAGGAGGCCAAGGCGCCGACGCTCGCGCCCCAGGTCTGGGAGGTGACGCTCGACAACGGCACGGTGGCGGCAATTGTCCCCGACATCCACCACGCCCGCGCAGTCACCGCCCAGGGCCGCGCCGTGGCGGTGTACACCCTCGACGAGGTCGGGCGGTTGCTGTCGAGCTTCCCCGCCCTGGTCAAGGCCAAGCAGGTCTGGCCGGGCGCCGAGGTCGAGCGGGTGACGCGCCCGGTGATCGAGCCGCTGGACGCGATCGACCAGCCGACCGGGCTCGATGACCTGTTCCGGGAGGGCGACGGCGATGTTCTCGATGCTGGCTAAGGTCACGATCGTGGCCGGGCCCGCCCTGGTGGTGATGGCGCTCGGGCGGCTGCTGCAGCCCGAACCGCCGGCGCCGGTACCGTTGCCGCAGCCCAGGCCGTTCCTGGCCTATGCGTCGGCGCCATTGCCTCCGTCGGTACCGGGCGGGCTGGTATTCGGGCAGCGCTGGGCGCCGGTGACGGCAGAGCCGGAGGGGCGCACGGTCGTCCCAGATCTGGCAATGCCGATGGGCGGCGTCCCTGGCGGCGCTGATGAGGCAAGACCGCGGACAAGGCGGAAGACGGGGGGTGCCGATCTCTGCGCACGGCACGGCCTCCGAAAGGTCACGACGCAGAACGGACGGAGCTGGAGATGCAAGCGATGAATGGTAACGGTGAACAGGCGGCGATGGGCGACGACGAGCGGGCACGGCAGATGGTCGAGGAGGGGCTCAACGCAGTGGCCAGGATCCAGCAGGAGCGTGACAACTGCGCCAAGCAGCTGCAGGTGACGGGGTCGCAGCTGCGCGGTGCCGAGACGGAGCTGGCGGCGCTGAACCTTGCGTATCAGCGGCTGCTCGGCGAGATCGAAACCTACCGCCGGGAGCGGGATCTCGCGGTGGCGCGCCGCGCCGAGGTCGAGGCGGTGTTCAATGCGGCACTGCAGATCCTGATGAAGTACCGCACGCCGACGGTCGCGGAGGAGAACACGCTGCAAAAGGAAACGCCCACCGAGGTGGTGGGCGATCCAGAAGAGCCGTTGATGTTCTCGCTACCCGGTAAGCAGCGCCGCCCAGATCAGCACAGTCGCGATGAACAGGGCGATCGCGACCGCCTCGACGAGCGTGGCCATAGCTAAACCACCACGCAGTCGTTGAGGATGACGCGCACGGTCTTGCCCGACTTGTCGAGCAAGACCGTCGCGATCTCGATGTCGACAGTGCGCGCGCCGGTCAGCAGGCGCGCGCGGGTGCCGACCTTGCCATAGCGCGAGGTCTTGACGACCTCGCCATAGCGGTCACCCATCATCCAGCGGTCGGTGTAGGCGGGGATCTGTACGCGCATGTCACTCCTCCGTCACGGTGATGATGTCGCCCTCAGACATCGACATGCACGAGCTGATCAGGTCGATGACAGCCTGCGCGATGCGTTCGTCGGTGGCGTCGTTGTAGGGGATCTTGACGCGATCCAGCACGCCGCCCTTGCCGCTCCAGGTGACGATGGTCTTGGTGGGTTCGCTCATGGTGTTGCTCCGTTGGTTTGAGGAATACTCGCAGCCGATCAGGCTGCGAGGTGCTTGCCGCTGCGCGCCACGACGCGCAGCGTGCGGACAGGCGTCACGTTGGTGTGCGCCTGGATGAACTGGCGCGACAGGTGCTCGCGCACTGCGGCCATGTCGAGCGTCTCGCGCTCGCTCTCGGCGATCGAGAGGCGGAACTGCTCGCCCTCGTAGGATCCTGCGGACAGATCCGCGAGCGCTTCCTTGAGTGCCTTCTCACGCAGGTTCAGCTCGGCCAGCTCGGCCTTGAGCAGGCCGTAGGCGTCGATCAGCTGCTTCAGGTTGGATTTGGTCATGTCGTTTGCTCCGTTGGGACCGTTAATTGCCGGGTAATTAGTGTCCGGTTTGCGAGGTATAGGACCGCCTGACAGGGCTGTCAAGCGGTCCTATTAGGCGTCACTTCACGAACTTCTTGGCGTCGCGCTTGAGTGCCCGTGTCATGCGGCGCTCGACGAAGGCGGTCGCCTCTTCTGCGGTCTTGACCCGGCCAGGGCGGGTCGAGGCGCCGTAGTGACGGCCGTCGCGGGTGGGATAGCTGTAGACCTCGATGTGACGCAGCGGCTCGCCACCGTAGATCCAGCCGCCGGTGGTGCCCTCTGGCAGCAGCTCGACTGTGACGTTCGAGATCTTCCAGCCGTAGCCGACCTCGCGGCCCTGCTTGTCCTTGAAGCCGTAGTTCTGGTGGCCGCGGGTGGCTTCGCCGTAGCGCTTCTTCATGTAGCGGTGGTCGTTCATTTGTCGTGCTCCGTTGTTGTCAAGCTGTCTGATGGCCCGTTAATTACCCGGTAATTAGCGGGCCATTCCGTCTGATAGGACATCCTGACCGCCCTTGTCAAGCCTGATTGACAGCCCAGTCACGCTGTCCTAATAAGGGGTCATAACCCACGAATGACGGAGGTTTTGATGACTAAGGACACGACCTGGATGGCCAAGCGCTCGATGTCGCCACGCGAGGTCGAGCGTACGGTCAAGGCACTGGGACTGACGCAAGCCGCGGTGGCGCGCTTTATCGGGCGCTCCGAGCGCACGCTGCGACGCTACATCCTGGGCGATGCCGAGATGCGGCCAGCTGAGGTGCTGCTGCTGCGCGCCTGCCTGGAAGAGGGCTGGGAGCCTGTCATCCCGCCGTGGACGCCGGGGAGCAACTGATGCTGGTCGATCGCGCCTGCACCGTGCTGGCTATTGTCGGCATCCTCATCGTGCTGTTCCGATAACGCCCGCTTGACGCCACCACGTCGGGGCGCGCATGTTCCGGTGCTAAAGCACGGGCGCAGCGCGCCCCTTTGGCGTTTCAACACAGTGGCCTACGGTAAGATCGCGGGAATGCTCGACGCTCAGCTCAGCAAGACTGAGGCCGAGCTGAGCCAGGAGATCGCGCAGCTGCGCCGTGACGTCGAGCGCCTGCGCCGTGACATGGACAAGCTGCTGTCGTTCCTGCTCAACGCGACGCCAGGATCTCGCGGGGCTGAAGGAGGGGAACATGACCCCAGGACCAAATGACTAAGATGGCAGCCGATTTGCGGTCTTTGTGCCGCTCGTACACCGAGACGACGGTTCGCACCGTTGCCGGCATTGCGCAGAAGGGGCCAAAGGACAGCGACAAGCTGACCGCGATCGCGATGCTGTGGGAGCGCGGCTGGGGCAAGCCGGTGCAACCGCATGCCGGCGCCGACGGCGAGGGCGACATTCGCGTGACGATCCGAAACATCATCAACGGCGAGGACAAGACATGAGCGCGACCGAATACACAGGCACGAGGGTCGATGGCGGATCACTTGGCGCGCACCGCGTGCGCGAGAGTTTCAACCCGTCCGAGGACAACGTCGTTGATCAAATCAAGCGGGCGACTGCGGATCTGATCGATCTCGTCGAGACGCTGCATCGCTCCGACGGCGACGGCGAGCAGCGGCGCCTCATTGCGCTGGCGCAGACGCACTACGAGAACGCCGCGATGTGGGCGGTGAAGGCGGCGACCACGCCGAAATAGCCGGCCCAACCAGGGAGGCGACCATGTCGCTCGGATTGGTCTTCTGGATCTTGATGCTGATCTGGCTGCTGTTCGCGTTGGCGTGGAATTGGAATTGGGCCGGCATCGCAGCGCATGGCCCGCTCGGCAACTCGCTGCTGCTGTTCCTGCTGTTCCTGCTGTTGGGCTGGCGCGTGTTCGGCGCGCCTGTTCATGGCTGATCCCTACAGCATTGAAGAGATCCGCGGAGCGGTCGCGCGCGGCTGGTGCGCTGACAAGAACCGCAACAAGGAAATGGACAGCGACCTCGCTGAGGCGATCGCGCAGGAGATCTTGCGCATGCTGCGCGCCGGGGTGCCGA